GCCTTGGCAATACTGGTTTCGACCGCTTCAATGAACTTGGGGATGTTGTCGGTATCGGAGGGCACACGCACTGCGTATTCCGAGGTTGCGATAACAGCACCAGCCGCATCGATACCCTGATCGTTCAGGTTGCGGTCGTCCAGCATGGGGATGTAGATGAAGCGCTTGATGGTCTTGCCGAAGTTTTTCGGCATGTTGATCGCATCGGCAAGCTGCCCGAAGAACGTGGTCTTCCGAGCTTCGATGAGCGCCTGCTTGTAGTAGTGAAACGTGTTGAATTGAGGTCCGATAGTGGAATTCGAACCAGTACCGTAGATTTGTCCTACTTCACCAACCATAAAATTGATCCTTTACAAGTATTTGGGATTGTGCTGCTTCATGAATTCCTCGTCTGACATAGCCAGAGGATTGAAATCAGGTTTTTTAGCAGCGGGTGCTGCTGCAGCATTAGGGGCAATTGCCCGTCTTTGCGCTTTCAGCTTCTCGTCTTCTGGCTTCGCCGCAGGTATCAGTGTGCGAACTTCGGCAGCCGGTTTCGGTGTAGGGGTTGCCCCCAAGTGATCGAACCCGCCCCGAGCATTTATCGCTGCACCCACTTTCTGGTACGCTTCCAAATTCGAGAGACCTTCCAGTCGCCCAAACACTTGTTCCTTTTCCATCTCAGTGCTAATCAGATCGTAAACACCATTGGCCACATGGCTGTTTAGGGTCTTCAGTAGGGTAGGATTCTGAGCAACAAGTTGTTTGCTTGGCGCATCCCATTCATCAGCTACGATAGCGAGAGTCCTGTCGAACGTAGCGGTAGAACGAATTTCGTTCATCACTTCATCCAGGGCGATCTCGTGATCGGTCACTGATGAGGGTGGCGCCTTATACCCTTCGGCACTGTCCAAGTTAATATCCAGAGGATCAAGGCCGGCATCCTTCACCAGCTTGCTGATTGCCTGTGGATTTTTGTTGTTCAGGTCGATGAGATAATTCAGTTTCGCCTCATCCAGGAGGCCGTTCTTTTCCAGTAGTTTGATCGTCTTCAAATGGGGCTTCAGTGCCCCCATTTTCTTGTTGACTCCGGCGCCCATCTGCATCAGTTGCAGGGCGTCATCAATGGAGTCAACCTTCATGTCTTTGCCGTTCGCTTTGAACGGCGCCATCAGCTTTTCATACTCGGCTTTGTAGTCAATATCAGAAGGGGCAATGGCTACTGTATCTGCGCCCTCCCCACCTGCCAACGACTCGGCTGCGTCACCTACGCTCGCTAGCGCGGCTACGGTGTCCGCGCCTTCACCGGCGACCAGTGTGTCGGCACCTTCCTGAGGAGGAAGGGTAATAACGTCATTCGTAGGCGGCGCCTCAAATGCGTGTACGCCTCGATTCATGAAGTCCTCGTCGGACATACCCAGCACATCGATTGCTGGGTCCAGGACAACCGTGTCGTCGCCGGCTGCACCGATTACGGTATCTTCAGCCATTACTGATTGCCCTCAGTCAGCATCTCCATACGGGCCTCTTCAGCATCTGCCAGGGTCTTTACCATGGCCTCTGCTTTGCGCTGCAGCATGTACAGGTACTGTTGCAGGTAACCGATGGCATCCATGCTACGAAGGATGTCGGACTGCTTATCAGCAGTTTGGCTGCCGGGCGCAGCTTTCAGAGAAACCAGATCAATCGCATGTTCACGCAGATACCCGCGAACAATGATTTCCTGGAAGTCTGGGTTGTTCAGCAAACGATCCAGTGCATCACCTTGTTTGACGGCTTCTTTGGCCTCTTCAATGGTGACCTCAACTTGGTGGAACTCAGGACTTTTCATGGCTATACCTTATCAGTGCTCGGAAGTTAATAGGTTTCGTAGTCGGAACACTACACAACAAAAAAACAGTTATCAGGCCTTTTTTGCACCCCCCACTGATTTTTTGTACTTCTCTAAGTGCAGTTTCATGTTGTGGTCCAGCACCTTCAGTCCCATATTGGCCCTGGCCTGTTCACCCTGCTTCTGGAGATCCCGCTCTTGGGTGACACCGGATTCTTGTTCAACAAAGTCCAGATCCTGCTTATCGGCAGAACTCCCCAACTGACGGGCTTTGGCCTGTTCAGTAAGGGCTTTGGCTTGATCCAGAATGGCTGCGGCCTGGGACTCATCAACCTTGCCCAACATGACCTTGATCTCAGTCTCCAGCTTGAGCATTTCCAGCTGTTGGATACGCTGCTGCATGGGATCGGGTTGCGGCTGGTAGTTCTCCAGCTTATGCGCCAGCTCAGGCATTTTCCGCAAACGGGCAATATCAGCCATGATCATGAAAGTGACGCCGGGATCAGTATTCGGCCCCACGGTTTGCAGCATGAAAGCCAGCTCACCTGCTTTGGCGTTATCCTCCTCCGCTGTGCTGATGGTCAGCTCCAAGTCGAAGTTACCCGGCAGATCATCACGACGGATCTCAACGAATTGCTCATTGGTTACGCGCACCACTTCCTTCTCAGAAAGCAGCTGTGCATTCATGCTGATAATCTTCCGCCCGATCTGTACAACTCCATTCACCAGGCGCCGAAGAATGGCCAGCTCCCGCTTGGACGCTGCATCCAGTGCGCCCCGGATACCGGCAGCCACCTCACCGAGAGAGGCGCTATTGACGCCATCGCTGTAAGTTTTGATCCCGGTAAGTGACTCTGCATCCTGGTTTTGTAAAGCCAGCATAAGCTGAGCAGACTGCGGGATCTCTTCGAACTTGTGGGTGTAAATCCCCTCCGTGGGGTGAACGTTATTAAATTCGTAATGCTCCCCCTTCAGGTACTTCCTGCGGTTTACTGCATCGAGGAAGGACTTTGAGGTACCCGTTTGACCGTTGGCCGTCTTGCCCAAAATATCGATCATGCCCCTGGTAACAGCGCCTACAATTTTCTGGTTTTCATCCAGCAGCGCACCATCAGGTTCGCCATGGTTTTCCCGGCGCACGGGCAGATACTGAACACGGACAAAAGGCAATTTCTTATCTGGGTAAGGCAGTTCTTCCATCCGAATAAGGGTATCGCCCACCCAGGCAGTGACGATAGGTACAAGGACTCCGCTGCCCGTAATGTCCCGGTAGCCGGTGTACTCATAGACAATGAATTTTTGGCGTGCCTTATCTGCAAAATTAAAGGTATGCGGGATTTCGGATGCGTGATCCGGCTCAGACAGAGGATTGTTGGTAACTAGGTTGATGGACTCCAGGTTCTTGTACTTGCCTGTAGCTTGTAACTCAGATAGCGAAGACTCAAAACTGTAAATGATGAACTTCGCATTTTCGATCTTGCCTCGACAGGTAGGATCGATAACCACATTTCGGTAGTCACAGATATGAAGGCTAGGACGGTTCTCCACCGTCCTCATCTGCTTGACCATCTCATGCCCAATGACTGTCGGCTCTATGGGCACACCTTGCTCCAAGCTCATGTCGTGAGCCATCTGCAATTCAAGGGGTACCTCGGTCTCATACGCCGCAGGGTTTTCCTGTTTGAGCGCAGCAATTTCTTCGTGAATGGGGCCGAAGGCCGGGTTGCCCGCAAAGGCTACACGCGGCACCTTTACTTCCTCTTCGACTTCCCGAAATACCCAATCCACCCGGACAATTACGGTGCCCTCGTCTACAGCAGTGCGCACGTATTCATCGAAGAAATCGACTTTATCTATTTGGGTGTTGAACTGGTAGTTCAGCAGCAACTGATTTTGTTGGGCTGCTTTTTTATCTTCCCAGGTTACAGGGTTGATCTTAAAAAGATCAGACGTGCTGAGAAAAGGCTCAGATAATGATGGGTATCGCCACTCAGCCTGCTTACGAATTAACTTCGGAGCCACCTTGGATTTGTTCACATCCGTGATTTTCGGTAAGGCAGTACCCGTCATACGCAAGTTGTCCAGCCAGACGTTTACCTTGGATACCCAAACGTCGTGTACAATTTTTGCATCCTGCAATTCTTGCTTGAGTTCCACCAACGTAGGCGGCTTCGCCCAATCGGTAAGGGGTGGGGTGCTCACAGCATTGATACCGGCTTCGGCCATTTCATAAACCCAGGTCATTTAATGACTTCATAGTAAAGAAACCAAAAAGGAAAATTCCGTGAAATTTACAGACAGAAAAATTGCTGGTGTGCAGCTACTGGAGATGCTTCAACTGCAGGATCAGTTCAATTCGTCACTGGATACAAACTGGCGCCAAGCAGATTGGCCATTCCATCGGGCGATCTGGACGGAGTGTGCAGAAATGCTGGAGCACTACGGCTGGAAGTGGTGGAAAAAGCAGGAGCCTGATGCTGCTCAGGTAGGCATGGAGTTGGTGGACATTTGGCATTTCGCTATGAGCCAATTTATTGTGAATTACGGGAGCGAAATGAATGAGGCTGCGGCAGAGGAGTTGCTGAAGCTGCTTGAAGTTCCTGTGGAGGATGAAGGTTTCATCCGCAATCTGGAATTCTTCACCTCCTACTCATTGATCAATGGTTACGCTCACTTCCCCACCATCCCACAGTTGATGGAAAACATCGGCATGAGCTTCGAGGCGCTCTACACCCAGTACATTGGGAAGAACGCACTCAACAAATTCCGCCAGGACAATGGCTACAAAACCGGGACCTATCGGAAAAACTGGTCTGGGGCAGAAGACAATATGCACCTGTCCCTGATCATCTCCCAGGCTGATCTGACAGCAGGCAACCTTTACGAGTATGTCTATGCCTCGTTGGAAACCAGCTACAGCAGCCCCTTCGCTAAACTCGCATAAGGAATATTGATGGAAAAGTACATCGGAACAAAATTGGTCTTGGCAGAGCCCATGAATCGCCGGGAGTTCAACACCTACCGTAACTGGGAGCTTCCTGCTGATGAGGATGGTAAGGACAAAGGCTATCTGGTCGAGTACCTGGACGGAGGGCAAGCCAACCACCCAAACCACGAAGGGTATATCTCCTGGTCACCTGAAGGCGTATTCGCCAATTCCTACCGCAAGATCGCGGGCATGACTTTTGGGCAGGCACTAGAAGCCGTCAAAGCTGGGCAGTGTGTTGCGCGTGCTGAATGGAACGGCAAGAATATGGCGATCTACATGGTGGAGTGGGCAGCGGGCTACGTGCCCATGCCTTTAGGTAACGGTGACAAGCACGGTTTCTACCGCCACATTGCGGACGAAGGTGGGACTGTGCCCTGCATAGCCCTGTACACGGCACAAGGCCGCGTGCAGATGGGATGGCTGGCTTCACAGGGCGATATGTTTGCCGATGACTGGGAAGTAGTCGCCTCCCCTTTTCCGCAGTAAGTAACTAGGCCCAGGGACGGGCCTTACGTCCAACCGTTTCGACTGAAGTTATCGTGCTCTACCGTATCTTCGATATACCCCACATTCAGCGACATCAGTTCAGCACACTCCGTTTCGAACTTTGCCGCGTAGTTATTCCCCTCATGGAAATTACCTGCAGGCGTTGGCCCTACTGGATTGATGATCCGGCTGGCCACAAAATAAACCAGAGCCAGTAAGTGGCTCGCCGGGAGATCCAAGGTTACCTGCCCAGGCGCTGCCGTCGCCAAGTATTTATCGATGGCCGGGTGGTCTGCCCGGTACACCACGGACAACGTAGCGCTCTCCAAAGTGTCTGGCACGATGAACGAGTTGTGGGTAGGCGTCCGTATTGCGCTCGCATTGCCCACTACATTCAGAGGGATCTCCTCACCGTCCGCATCGAGAATTCGCTCGATCTTGAGGAAGTTATCCAGGTAGGGGTCGTCTGCATCCATGATCCACTTGGTTGCCGTAGACGCGGTGTTGCTCTCCGCGTATCGCTTGTCCAGGGTGTAGGAGACCTTGCCTGGGATGAGCGTAATAGGCAGCACACCCTCGCGTAGCAGGAACTTCTTATGCAGTTGGGTCAGCCCCAGCTTTACTGCCGGCAACAGCTTGGCGTACTTCTCCGGGGACGTACCCACGGCAGCATCACCGAAGGCCAGCATCCGTAATTCGCCAGTAGCCAGCTGTTCATAAACGTCATCAAGTGTCATGGTTTACCTTACACAATGTAGGAGGACATGGGGGAAGCTTCCTCTGGAGTATGCCGTAATTTCCACAGCCCATCTTCACTTTGTTCCATGAGTTCGCCCTGGTTAGATGGCTTCCAAGGTTTCAGTGATCCGAGCTGGGAGATGTTATCGATGAAGTCATCCTTCTTACTTTTGAACCCAGCAGGGGAAGCCAGAGACAATTCGTTGTAGGCTTCTAACAATTCAGGCGAGCCCCGCTTCTCCTCAGGGAATCCAATCTTCCTGGCTTTAAACCAGGGAACCACAATGTTGAATCGGGCCATCTTATTCGTGGTCGGGCGGATGCCCGGCTTGTTGGAATTGTTCTCCGAAGCCATAACAAAATAGATCTGCTTTTGCAGCATCATATCTTCAAGCCAGGGAACGAATCCCGCCTGCTGCCCACTGACTTCCACCCCTACTTCCTGCGGGCGCCACTCCTGCACTAGCCTAAACAAATCACTGATATTTTTGTCCATGGTTTGGCGGACACAGATTCCATCTACCCAGAACCAATCGCCCACACTACTGTAGGCCCATACAGAAATCACCGAGTAGTCTGCACTCTGCTCTGCACTGACGGCGAAATCCGTGGTGATGTAGAAGTTATACAGGTGGCGGTTCTTGACTACGCTGTCCAGGCGATACCAGCGAATGTCGCCATCCTGAATGAGCCGGTCTTCGTCAGACATAATCCGAAGCATCAGCTCCTGGTTGAATGCGCGGACCTGCCCGTTACCCAGCAGGGTGTTGTACTCCTTGCGGACAAAGGAATAGGGGAAGCGATCTGGCCAGGCACCTACGAATTCCTCTTCAGTGCAGGGGAACTGATTGCAGATCGGGTAAGTCTGGGTGTTCCAGCTTGTTGATTCGGCAGCCTGATACAGAGGATCTCTCGCATTGAAAGGCGTACCTGTCCAGAGGATTTTCCGTTTATCCGGGTGGAGCGCCTGACGCGCTGCCTTGTAGATGATGTTCTTTATGTCATTGATGATGGTCGGGGACTCAGCGTTCTTGTCGCTCATCAAGTCATCGAAGCCTGCCCAGGTTGGGCGCTGCCCATACTCCTTGAATCCCCTCACCCCGGTGGACGCACCAAATCCCCGGCAACAGAACCGCTTACCACTGACGTTCTTGAACTCCCAGCGCACATCTGTGAAGCGGGCTTCAGGCACATACTCCTGTAGGAACTCCGAATTGTTGTACCGGAACTCCAGGTTCTGGCGCATGTTCTTTACGCCATTGTCGATGGTGTCGCTCACGTAGATGGCTACGTTGACCTCCCCGAATCCAGGGATCTCCCCATAGGTAGCCAGGTACAGGAACATATACTCGTGCAGGGCTGTGGTCTTGGCGCTACCCCGGAAGCTGACGAAGAGGTTCTCGTCATGCCCTACTACCTGGTCGAGCATGTGCATGTGAATCAATGGGGACTTGTTCTCTTCCCCCTTGCTGCCGTTCACCAGCTTGATGAAGGTAATGAACTGCAGGGCGAAATCACTAGGTATGTAAGTGGCAAACAGCTTCACATAATCCACGCTGTTGATCAGCGCATCCAAACCCTTCATCTCAACGGCATGTTCTTCAGGGGCGAAACCAGAAGTATCAATCACTCAATGACCTCCGCATCAATCACGATGGGGATGTGAGCAATCTGCTGAGCTGACATCTGGCCGGAGATTATCTGCTGACGCTGCTGTGCCACCAGATCCCAGGTAGCCTGCCTCAGTGCATCCAGGGGAGATCCAGTCTTGACCCCAATATCCAGTTCAATCTTGGCCACCTCAGGTGGCTTGAGGTGATTGAGCAGGGAGTCTGCCGCATCACTTCTGACCTTGGCACTAACCTCGGTATCGGTCATCAGTTCGTACTGAACATTCAGTGCCTTTTGAAACATATCCTGGTTCAGTACCCAGGTAGGCACCATCACCTGCTCCATCAGCAGGTTCACCAATTTGGATTTGTTGTAAGCAGTGACATAACTGGCCTGGTCTTTCGGCATTACACCGCGAGCAGCCCAGTCCACCATCTTGTCGGGGAAGGTCTTGGCAAATGCCTTGATATTCACATCGCCGGCCACCTTATGGCTGACGTACCGCACAGCATCGATGTATTGGGAAATCTTGAACTTCCCCTCGACCAGCACCTTGCCATAGCTCAACAGGTTATCGCGATATTGCTCATACAGATCGGGGTCAGAGAGTGTCTGATTGATCTGGTTTATCAGCGTCTGGTTTATCGACTTGCGGATCTTGTCAGGCAGCGCTTCCTTGAACTGCTCAATGGTCATGGGTTCCATAATAAACTCCCGGTAGTTTTTATCTATCGGTAGCGTATCGGTAATAATTTAGGATTTCACAGAAATAAAAACCCCCGCGTAAGTTCATGAGAACCAAGAGGCAGGGGCCGTGTTAACTTTGGAGGGCATTACTTTTTTGGGGCCAATTTCACCAGGGCGGCAATGTCACCATTGGTCGTGTGATATGTATCTCCCAGCTTGCAAGCCTTCTCGCCTTTGCACACGCGCTGGGTCTCGCTCACGGAGCCGTGGCCTACCAGTTTAATCTTAGTCTTGAGGATCCCCCACCGCTCGGTATCGCTCCACTGCTGCACTCTGGCATCCGTGCAGGGGTATGATGCCTCCTTGCCCTGGTCGGTGTACTGGCACTCTGGGATAGCTGTGCAGCCGGTCAGAATGAATAACGCTGTAATCAGCAGAAGTTTCATTCTTGATCCCCATAGAAGCTCAAACCCAACCTAATCATGGCAGACTCAGGCGATTGAGTAGATACGTCAGCACCGTCTAGCATGGCCTGCGCCTGTGCAGCGGTGACCGCCATGCCTGCCTGA